TAGATTCAACTTCTGTTGCTAACTGAAGGAGTTTTTCTCTCATCAGTTCTGTCATTGAGTTACCAGGGACTTCAATATCGTCTAGGACCATCAGGTCCGCGCGACTTCCGGTTAGCTGTCCAGTGATGCCCACGCTTTTTACGCTTGGAGCTTGGTGAGGAGAGCAGTTCACATCGAAGCTTATCCTCGACCACCTTGCATCGTCGGACTTCGGACGTAAATGAGAAAGCCATGGTGTTTCAATGATTAGTTTTTGGAGAAAGATTGACATATTATCTGCACGTTCTTTAGATGCAGAAATGATCATGATCTTTTTTTCTGGATCGTTAAATAGGTGCCAGAGGACGAAGGCTCCGGTAATCCAGGATTTACCTACACCACGGAACGCCTGGATTTGCAGACGTTTAGGACCGTGTTGAAGGTAGTCAGCGATAGCGTATTGTGCTCTTGTTGGAGAAGGAAGGTCAAGTTGTGCCCACATTGCTTGTAGAAACAGCTTGAAATCGTCCTGTAAGAGCTGTAAAGTATCGTTCATATGTATATGTATAGGCAGGGTGGTTTATACGCCTTAGGGAGCCGTCTGAGTAGTTGAGAAAGAGCTTCTACCAGCACCTCGTCCAGATCCAGCAGTATTAACTTCAAGATTGTCTTTCATAACTTGACCAATAGTTGCCCCAGCAGAAATAGCAGCGATAGGTGGAGCAATCTTGGCTAAACCTCCTAAAAAAGAAGGGACAACCCTTTGAATAGCAGGAGCAACTAATTCAACTGCTTTACCTGAAAGCCACCCAGCTGCAAAATCTTTACCGCCTTCTTTAACTACAGTTTTTACATCACCGTTAACAGCAGCATCCAGAGCCTTACCATTAGTAAGAACACCCATAAGACCACCCATACCTGCGGCTTTTAAAGTTCTATGACCTAATCCAAAGTCTGCTTCAGTAAAATCTAGAATATCTCTACGATACCTATTAATAGCTCGATAAACATCTCTGGGATTAGCAGTTTTAAGTGAAATATTTGCATTAGTTGTGTCTAATGTAAATTGAATCCTTTTATTAATACCTTGAATCAAACCATCAGGATCGTTATAGACTGATTTAGCGGTTTGGATCATGCTGCCATTTTTATTGGCGATGAAATCTGAGTATTCTCTAGGTGTAACATCTTCATGACTAGGATAAGACACAAAGCCTTCGTTAGTACCATGAGGATGTAAGGAACCATTTACACTTCCAGGACCTTCTAAAATATCTTTAGAGCCAACGTGCGCTACCTTATGAGTATTGTATCTATTGTTAGGTACATTTCCAATCTCAATATCATAATTAGATTTAAGGTATTGACCTACTTTATAATGGTAAGCAGGTGGAGCATAAGCCATAGCCTGCTTATTAAACTTTAGTGGTACACCATGATGTGATTCAAAACCTCTAAGGAATTTACCTTGACTAGCCCATCTGGCTGTATTAGAACTATACGCTGGGTTAGCTTGAATAGCACTTAAAAAATCACGTTCACGAGGACTATCGGAAAACTTACTTTCCAGAAGCTTTTGACCAATCCTTTGAAGATAAATTGCTCTTTGTTTATAAAAAGGTAAATACGATTGTGGAATACCGTCAAAATTAGAAGCAGCTGCAACTACTTTTTTAATGTCTATGTCATCTTTAAAAGCCATAAAAAAAGCGCCCCTTTCGGAGCGCGGTATTAGTTAGTTATCCCTTAGTGGATATGTTGTTTAAGAATTTGTTCTCGTAATGGTGCGTTGAATTGGGTTATAAATGTTTCCCAATTTGTTGTTCCTTTTTCCTGATTACATTTGAAACAGGCACAAACGCTGTTCTTGGTATTGGTAGGACCACCCATAGACTTAGGATGGACATGATCAATAGTAAGTTCAGTAGTGTCATAAGAGTTTCCGCAATAAATGCATGTATTGTCAAAGTATTCTTTAATAGCGCGCCTCCATAGGCGCTTGGCTTCTGGTGACGTCATAGCTATTAAATTGTATAAGTAGTGTTCAGGATGTTGGAACAAAGGAGTCATCTTTTAGCGTTAGTTTTACGTGCGCCTTTTTGGCGATTCTTCTTACGTGAAATGCACCGTAAATTACTACGGTTATTGTTATTAGGGTTGTTGTCCTTATGGTCAACTTCTTTACCCTTTCCACATTTCATTGAACGTGAAGCACGTTTACGCGAAGTGTTTTTACTTTGTGTCCGTTTACGATATGCTTTTAGATACTCCTTACGAGCAGCATATTCTTTTTTATGGTTACGTGCGGCTGCCATATAGCCTCCGCTGAACCAGCTCTGGGTCAACGTCAGGAATGATACTTGCTAATTTAGCTAGAGGACTTCCTTCCATTGCTACACCAGAGATGTCATTAGTCTTAAGCCAATCACAAGCAGCTTTAAGGTCTTGTGTAGAAGCCTCACCCGACTTAATGCGGGCAAGGAACTCCTTAGTTACAAGGTTATGCAGCTCATTAAATTGGTCTTCAGTTGCCTTCTTCTTCACCGAGAAGCTCCCGTCTAATCAGATTCACTGCATAGTCATCAACAGTGTTATCTGTACGCTTTGCATAAGCAGCCAACATGTCTACTACCAGCTTTTTAACTGAATCACTAGCCAGAAATGAAAAGAGAATTGGCTTAATTAGAGTAATCATTTGAAGATAATTTTGTCTAGTTTGTTTTCAATACGAACCATATGATCCTCTACTCGCTCAAGAGCAAGAGAGAATTCACTTTTAGAGATATAGTCCTCAGCAACCCTTAGTTCAACACCATCAACACGACGATCAAGTTCATGAACCCGTGAGTGGATACGGGAAATGAGGATACTAAAACCAGTTGCTAAGGCGACACCTACTGGGATAACCGCCTCTAACATAATTTAAATATAAAGAAAATAACGATAAGTATTAAGTCGACGAATAAGTTAGGTCTTGGTTTGCAGCAAGACTATTAGTGCCAGAAATATTCACAATATTAGAATTAGATGGCGCTGTACCGATGTTACCTGAAAGACGACACCCATTCATAGTCCCAGTAATACCACCACCAGAGTCACACATGTGTACAATATTATCGTTGATAACACAGCCCTTAGCATCAATGGTATTCAATAATCTGGCATACCGAGTTTGACCAGGATTGCCAAAAACAGTATTACCTAAAAACGTTGAGTAATACAATTTATTAAACTTAAACGCCACAAGAGCTGTACTATTTTGGTTGACCTGGCAAGTATTGTTGACAATAGAAGCAGCTTCCAAAATTACATTTGAGCTGTCAGCGTTTATAAAAGTACCGCTCGTTTCTTGTGTGTTAGTAGAGAAAACAAATCCTCTCAACCTAGGCTCACCACTACTAAAATTATCTGGAGATACAATTTCCACACAAGTCGGATAATTGTGGAATGTGTTTCCATGAATTAGGATACGCTTCCAACCAAGCTCAGATTGAACAACATTTTCACCTTGATCTTGACTGTTGTAATAACTTAGTTTAATACCTTTTCCATTAGTACCACCAGTCTTAAACCGGCAGTTATAAACCTCTAAATTTCGTCCACGATAGTCAACGTCTATTGATGATGTGCCGCCATAATTATTAAAGACACAATTAGATATAGTGGAATCCATATCATCTTCTCTAGCTCCAGCAACTGAATCACTGGATACAGAATCGGAACGTCTAAAGAAAAGTGAGCTGCCGTTAAAATTACTTTTAAAGTATATACCAGAAATATTACAAGGATGATTTATAGTTAATACACCACTTAATAGTATCTCTGTAGAATCGCCACGCCCTTCACCTTTAATTGTAATCTGTGTCGGTTCGTCAACAGAGCCATTGGCTAAAAGAGTTTTAGCTGATAAAGAATACACACCAGCAGGAAAATAAATACAAGGTGCAGGGTACGTTGTTGATGAAGTTATTCTAGTTTGTGCCCATGCAAAGGCTGCTAACACAGCAGCGTCAGCATTTACATTATTATTGGTCATATACTGACGAACATTAAAGTCACCAGGGTTATCAAATCCAGTGATAGAAGCTGTAGTCTGTACCGTGCCATCGCCGAATTTAATTTTAGTGGCTTTAATAGTGCCATTGACGTCTAGCTTTTCTGTCGGATCAGTCTCGCCTATGCCGACGTTGCCGTTGTTAGTAACACAAAATCGCTCTACGGAAGTACTAGATACATCATTTACTCCGTCACCAGTACTATCATAAGCTGCTACAGAGGTATCAATAGTTACTCTTGAGGTACCACCAGCATTAGATTTAAAACGATGTTGAATGCCGTAAGTGCCCCAACTGTCGGTAGCACCTGTGTAATTGGTTGATCCAGCAATTAGATAAGGTTGATTCTGCCCTCCGCTGTAGGGAATAGTTGTTGTAAGAATAGTCCCATTTACATCCAATTTTTCCTTAGGTGTATTCGGAGATGACAGACCGATACCGACATTACCATTTGAGTCAAAGTCAACACCTTGACCATCAGCTCCTCTTAAATCACCAGTAGTAAAACCTAGACCATCATTTGAAGTAAAGGTAACTGTACCGTTAGTTGAATCATAAGAACCATTAGTAAAACCTAGTCCATCAGTACCCTTTATAGGAGTAATAGTAATGTCAGAATTAGTGCCTGTACCAGTAAATGTAAGAGTATCAGTTCCTGAATTATAACTACCAGTATAACCTGATCCATTATTACCAGCAGGACCTTGGATTGTACCTACATTTGTCCAACTAGCACCATCATAAGCATATCCATCACCACCTTCATTATTATTAATCCAAAGGTCACCAGCTACTGGAGAAGGAGCTACTGTACTACTAGGTGCACCTATACCAGAATAGGAACCCTTCAATACGATACTTGTACCGTCAGCTCCTCGTAAATCACCAGTAGGAAAACCTAAACCGTCACTTGAAACAAAGGTAACAACTCCGGTATTAGCATCATAAGAGGCGCTAGTCCAACCCTTACCGTCAACACCATCAATCCCGTTAGTTCCGTTAGTGCCTCTTAAATCCGACGTACTAAAACCTAAACCGTCATCTGATGTGAAAGTAACAGTGCCATTACTTGTGTCGTAGGAGGCACCTGTCCATCCTTGACCATTATCTCCGTCCGATCCGTTATATTCACCAGCCCCTCCACCAACTCGACACCGTAGATCTTCAATAGCAAACTGTAGTTGCTTAAAATTATCATTCAGATCTTGAGCTTTAAGTGGATTACCTGTTGTAAAATTGGCTTTAATTTGATCAATACTTGTTACCCTATAAATAACAAATGCTTGATCTTGATCTGGTGCGGTATTAAATTCAACAAATTGACCATTCCTGATCCAATTTGTAACGTCGTTGTATTCATCAGTTTGACTATCGTAAAA